CTTTATCTCCCAAGCTAGTAAATGATATATGGAAGTGGCTACGATGCGGATTAGGGCCTGAGTATTTACGGCGCTTCCAGCCCAGTATTGGACTCATAATCTTGCCATCGTAAATAATATATTTAATCCGCTTATCACCTTGCTTGGCACATTTACGAATCTTCTCAACTAATGCATACGCTTCTTCTTTATGCGCCTGTAAATCTGCGTCTATATCTAAAGCTCTGACGATTCCTCTTGCATCTGGTATATGGTCAGAATTGCCCTTTGTAATGTGGCGAGCATCAGCAATCCAGCCATCAGACTTACGATCCCGATCAGGATAATCATCATCAATTTGTTCGCGAAGTTGAATACCAGCAGCGCATAGTTTAGCCATTAGCTCAGCAGTAGTTTAGCTTCATCCTCGGTTATACCGAGTTTTTCTAAAAGTGCGGCTTTTGCGGTTGCATTTTCTAGCAATTTTTGATTTTCAAGCTTCGAAGCCACAGCGGATGCTTCCCATTCCGCTAACTCTTGATTATTCATTTCCCGCTCAATTATTTCATCAGTTTCAGCATTGTGGATTTTAATCAATGTCATTATTTAACTCCATAAAGAACATAAGAACCGCCATCAAAATTGCCGGTATCGGTTTTAATTTGGATAGAACTAATCGCATTAGTTGGATCATTGAACGTAAAAGAAGCCGTTTTACCTAACAGTGTGGTAGTTGTAGTCTTATCCACACCTACGCTACACAAATTACCCAACTTAGTTGAATTTGTAGAATTGTAATTAAATAACTTTAAGATTCCAGCACCAGTCACAACTGTATTATCTGAAGCTCTAATTAAATTTATAAAATCAGCATTTCCCCCTGAAGTTATGGTTGCTGTATTCGAAAACCATTCTTGATATTTTGATCCTGTTGTTACACTATTAAAGGTTACGAGGCAAGCAGCATCATCCGTTGCAGGATCAAAACCATTAATATACAGCCAAAGTTCATTATAAGTAGTTGGAATTGACGTTATGGAAACTGATGCACCCGATAACGTCCCAGAAGCGATAGAGGTCATTCCACCAGATGAAATTGTTTGCCATTCAAGTCCCGTGGCTGTAGAAGAGTTAGCAGCCAAAAGTTGTCCATTACTACCGACGGCCAACCTTGCCACTGTATCGGCTGCCGTTGCAGCTATTAAATCGCCTTTAGCATCGACAATTGTTTTCGCGATAGCGGCATTAGCATTATTGAAAACTGTCGTATCAATTGACGATCCAAGAGTTCTGATTGCAGACGCGCCATCTTTAACCAACGCAGTATCGTCAGGCGTTGTCCAGCCATAATTTGTAGTCGTTGCCATTTAATCTCCTATGCAACTATTGTAGCGTTGAGCCAAGTCAAATCGGGCAATATGGTATTCCAAGTCTCAACCGCTGGGACATCCTGCCAAGCCATTGCTTGGAGACTATAAGCCAGCGGTGAGACATTTAAAGTTAGGTTTAATGAGTTAAGTCCAGCCGTCCAAGTCCAACCCTCGACAAAGCCTTGGAACTCGCCAAGCACCATATTGGCTGGCAGATTGATGATATTAAGCGGCATCCCCATAAATACGCTTAAAAGGGAATTTCGGTCTGCGTTGTCTATTTCTGGGTTGCCAAGGGCAAAGGTAATCTGACGCATCTCAAATTGAGGATAGGCGCGGATGAGTAGATAGAACGCTGCTTGATCCTCAGCATCAACTTGATTTCTAAGAGTCGTAGTTACTTCGGCAGCTAGCTCTCCATAAAGGCTAATTGAGGTCGCGTCTTGATCCGTAACGGTTGATGAGCTGGTAGCGCCATAACTAACTGTTAAAGAATTTCTAACATCGCCAGCTCGCTTGGTAATTTGTAAGCCAGGGCCAATGGCCTGATTGCCGTCTAAATCGACATAGCCGTTAGCTGCTAGGTATTGGCTTCGGTGTGTCGAATCTGCATAACCAATGCGACCTTCAGAATCTTCATAAATATATCCAAGACCTGAAGTGGCAGCTTGGCTAACTAGGTTATAAATCGTATCGCTCAGGCCAGTCTGACTATGAAGCTCATAATCTCCTGGAGTATCAATCTCTCCTAAGCCAGTATTCTCGGCATCAAGCCATTGGGTTGTCGGGTCATAACTTGCCCAATCCAAAGCCGCTGGCACTTCATTCCAACTGCCAAGCAATACTTCTTCAAGTAAATCCAAAATTCTATCGCCATCAAATTGATGACCAAGATTGCCACTATAAATATGGCGAGCAAGTCTGGCCAATGCTCCGACTGCAACTATATTGATTCGCTGGCTGGTTGCCGTAGATCCTGAGTTTTGGACTATTACGCTTAGGTCGGTAATAAAACCGCCAAAGAGAAAGACATAAGTTGAGCTGGCGTTTAGAACCTCGACTGTTACTGAATCGTTAATATCATAGGAAATCTGTGAGCCAGAAGTTTCGATAAGGGTTAGGTTGCAATAACCAGCTAAGGGCTGTTGGTAAATATCAGCTCGGCCTGAGGTGATAGTTAGGCCGCTAAGGGTAACGCCCGTTACTGTAGAGCCATTGACCTTAACCCGATAAGTGGGACTCCAGATGGTCATAGGACTAGCAACTGATCTCCACCGCCGCCAAGTCTGCGGCTGCTGTTATTTAAAGCTAATTGAACTGCTCTGCTAAATCCTTCTTCATCAATTACTGATGGGGCATTTACATTGATTACGACATTGCCGCGCTCTTCACCAGCTCTAGCAGCTGCTACATCAAAGTTTGATGGAATTGCTTTACCGCTAGGGGTTTTAGTAACTGTATCTATTAAGTCAGAAACTGATTTTGATTTATTTGTAGAGGATATGCCAGAAATTAAATCAGTTGCCCCACTTGAACTACCACCCGAGCTACCACTTGGCGTTAGGGAAATACCGAATGGCAAGCTAGAAGAATTGACGGTGTTACTTCCTTTTCCTGAGTCTGCTTTGGCCTGATCATCAAATAACTTGGTCGCAGCAATAATTGCTCCGACAACTGCCGCTCCTGTAGCTAGACCAGCAAGCGGATTTAAAGCAAATCTTGAAGCAATAGCAGCGGCTACTGCACTATTTCTTAAAGCAGTATAAGCAGCTATTAATCCTTGGATTAAAAGAATAGTCGCTTGAACCCCAGCTGCAATCTTATTGACTATAAATACTGTCGCTAATACTCCTGCAACTAGAAATAGTTCATCCTTTAAATCAATAACTGTATCAATAAAGCCTCTTACCTTTTTGCCCCATTCAACTGCTGTTTTTTGAGAATCAGTTAAGGATTCATTAAGGCCACCAGATCCAGTAAGGCCAGCAATAAACGCCTCTAACGCTGGAATAAAGTTTTCTAATATCCAAGTTGTTAGTTCTTGGACAACTGGAAGCAAAGCTGCGCCGATAGATTCTTTAGCTTCATCAAGGGCAATCTTGACGCGCTCCATTTGTTTAGTTGTCGATTCTGCTTCGTTTTCAGCAAAGTTGCCAAAGGTGCTAGTTAGTTGCTGGAAGGTTTGGTCAAAGGTTTGAGATTTTAACTGAGTGGTATCGATACCTAGACCCAATTTGCCAAGTGCTGTGGTATTACCATCGTAAGCTCTACCAAGCGCATTAGTAACTGTCTCTAGTGGCTTACCCGTTGCTGCACTTAAATCTAGGGCTAAATTTAGTAACTTCTGAGCTTCTTCGACATCCTGAGTAGATCTAACTAGACGCGTAAAGGCTGGACGCAAGCCATCATCGGCAACGCCAATCGCGATAGAAGTCTGTTTAATATATTCTTCAACGCCAGCAATTTGTTTAGCAGTAGCGCCAGTAGTGGCTTCAATAGTTGCGGCTAAGCGCTTCTGAGCTGTTTCATCTTCGGCTGCTGCCTTAACTGCGCTAACGGCAAATGCACCAATTGCTGCGCCAGCAGCGGCAAATGCAAGGGCCGCCTTCTTACCAAATTCGGCAGCGCGTTCCCCAATTGAATCAATGTCTTTAGAGCCAGCTGCTAACTTCTTTTGAAAGTCAGCCGTATCTGCTAGAAGCTTGAGCGTTAAGGCTCTTGAATCAGATGCCACCTATGCCCCACTTATCTAAGATTTTGTTAAATGCTGCGCTCCATTGTGCCACAATATTTTTCTGCTCTTGGCGCAAGGTTGGATAAATAAACCATCCGCGAGAGCCGCGCCCTTGTCTGCCAGAATAGGCAGGGAATTGTTTAAACTTATTAGAACCAAATTCGAAGCCAGCCCAAAGCATTTTAGTATCAGCTCCACCGCTAAATCTTTGACTAGCAAAACCATACTTGATTTCGCCAGTAGTGCTGGTCTTAGATACTTTAGATCCGCTAACGATTCTGTTAATCGCCTGCTGACCTTTGACGCGAGTAGCAGCTTTGGCAGCAATTTGACTTTGAAGATAAGTAGCAAGATTGTTAGAAGTCTGGCGAGCCTCGGCTTTGGCTTCATCGCCTAGCAAGGAGAAGGCTTTATAGACTTGACGCAGCTCAGTCCTATCAAATGCTGCGATTTCTTCAGCCATCCTTGTTCATCTCCTTTATCAGCTCGACTGCCGTTGCTACATCGTCCCAATCATCCCAATACTGCATCGGGATACCAGTCTTAAGAGCAACTATTACTAATAGCCGCCTTACGCTGTCGGGCTGATGGCTTTTGGGTCATCGTTGCCTGTCTTTATGTCGGCAACTGTTTCCATCCATACTTCGAAGCTCTTTACTGGCTTACCAGCGCTTTCGCGCTTGTGAGCGTTATAGGCCAAAAACATTAAGTCCCAGATGCCTATATTTTCTTGAGCCTTGGTAATAGTGTGTCCAGTTGCCTTTTCCCACTTAGCCCACTCTGGCGGTTGAGCAATATAAGTTGCCGATTCTCCAGAGTTATATTCAATTGTGATTGATAATTTCATAGCTCCCGATGCTCCGATCTGTTAGGCAAAAGACTCTGATGGCGTTCCAACGACAGTCATCGTCCAAGTATCAGTTAGCGCTCCTGGTGCTGCGCCTCCTGCTGCTGGGAAGATTGGCAATACATTGAAAGTAAATACTGCGCCAGTTACTGCAGTAAATGAAACTGCAAGAGTGGTGTTAGGTGCTGATTCAGCATCAGCCCACATTGCTTCGAATAGTGAGCTAGCAGCTCCCCAATCCT